GGTCTGGTGGAGGGGGTGTTTGTGGTCTTGGTGGCTGATATGCTGGCATTTGAGGTCGATTTGGATCAACTCCTCTTGCTTGCATTTCCTGGGCCAATCTTTCTCTTTGAGCTTTTTGAGAAGCAACTCTTTCTTCTTCAAGTGCTAAACGGCTAATTTTAGAATTAATTTCAACTTGTTTTTCAGTATCTCCAAGATCAATTGCTTCTTTTAACTCTTTTTTAGCTTCTGCCATTTGAGAAGCAACACGATCTCCAAACTCTGCTACATAACCAGAATTTATTTGATCAGCTTGTTGTCTTATTCTAGCCGAATCAGCTTGCACACCTTGTGCATATTGAATAGCTGCTTGTTCTCGTCTTTCAGTTTCTCTTAATCTTTTTGTTAATTTATCAATCCTAGATTGTACCTTTTTTCCGTAATCATCCATTTCATCAGAAGAGGCAGTTTCTTCAACTGGTGTATCTTCATCAGGGTTAACTACTTTTTTGGTGTCTGTGATGTCTACATCAACAGCTGGACCAGTATCTGGTATATCTACCATCTTGGCATCAGCTTCTGCTTGTGTTTCTACTTTAGTAGCTTCTTCTGCAGGCATTTATCCTCCTGTTATTTATATTGCAAGATATCCTCTGGGTCTTTTACCACAGCAATTATCTCGTCGTCGTTAAGTATTCTCACTTCACCACCTTCTATTCCAAAACGAGATCCGGCGTAACGACCAAATATAATCCAGTCATTTTTCTTACACCAAGGTCCATTTGGAAATCTCTTTTCATCTTTATAAGCATCTGGCCCAACTTTTAAAACTAATCCTGTAACTGTTGTATAACCACGCTCTTCAATTGTTTCGTCTGCTAATATAATTCCACCTTTTGTTTTACCTTGTCCTTTGTATGGTAATACAAGTATTCTCCATCCAGTAGGATCTGGTAATCTTTCCAATACTTTTTCAGTGGGTAAATGTTCTATTTTATCTGTAGCTTCTTTTTGAATTTTACTTAAAAAACGATTTTCTTTTTCTTCTGCTACTTTGTTATTTTCATCAGCTTCTACTGACAAATCTTTTTCTTCTAATGCAAATTTTCTTTTAGGTATCTCCATCTTCGTCTTTCTGCAGGTCTTGTATTTCCTGTTCCATAATTGCGTAGGCTTTATATTCACCTACGGTTTTGTTATATTCATCCCAACTAGGTAATCCAGCTGCGATAATCTCTTTTAACTCTTCTTTTCGCGCTCTAATCTTTTTCAAGATTAGATAAATAGCGGTCTCATCTTTCATTTTGGCGTATTATATACTTTTTTTAAAAAAAATCAATTATTTTTTAACTAAACTTCCTCCAAAATACAATCCAATGATTGACGCCATTAAGTGCGTGTCCATCGGTGTTATTACAACGCCTGCGTACTG